CACAGTGCCTCCACGGCCAATTATTGGTGTGGGGCCTGTGTTTATGATCCAGAATTAAAAGGAGTGGTTGGATTACACCATGGTACACATGGACCCGACCGCAAACACGGCAACAATAATTTGGCCGTTCCTTTAAAAGCGGTGGGGGCCCGCCGCGCGTAAATCCCCCTAAAAAATACGGCGAACGCCCAACGTTAAAACCTTCTAGGTTTGGCGCGTTCAAGAACATGCGAACTATTGGAACTTTACCGTGTTCCCCGCTTCAGGATGGTCCCAATAAGACCCGGAGGCAGTCGCAGTTCACCAAACTTTATGGTGAGTACTACACTGAGCAGTTGAAAAAGATCGCTGGAGATAAGTTTTATGTGGTTTTGCCACGTCCCGAAAATGTAGGGAAAACTATTAATTCCTGGGATCAGAAGCCAGAGTACACCTTTAGGAATACTGAAGGACATGGTTTTGGGGTTATGTTCTTTGAATTTTACTACGGAAAGTACATGAAAGATTGTATAGCTAATGCTGAAGAAATAGCCGACTTTATTGATTGGAGTAAATCTCCCGGTTGGCCCCACACATATATGGGATTCCGAACTAAAGCGGAACTTGTCTCGGCTATGGCTAGCACAACATTCTATGATAGAACATCAATATTACCTATCCACAATGTTAGTGGAAAAGTTGAGTTCTTGTCAATTGATGATATTAATAACATGAAAATCCGTGTTTTTCAAATACCACCTTTTGAACTTCTATATTCCCAGCTTAAGTTTGGGAAAAGAATATCACTGAACATAATGAACAAACAATGGTCAGCATATGGATTCAACCCCTATGGGGGAGGATTTGACCGCTTGGCGCGACAACTATTGCTGAAGCGGTATCGCGGATGCTATGATATTAGTGGCTGGGATAAATTCCTAGCCGTTCTTAATGATATTTACAAAGTCCTAGATCGTCAGTGTGAAATACCTGAACATGATAGGAAGGAGTTTGAGTGGATGGCTCAATTTACATCCGAATTTTTGCTTCGTCTTCCTGACGGAACTGTAGTTTTAAAATCCTATGGTAATGCGTCGGGCTCTGGAATTACCACCAGAGACAATATATTCGGACACATAATAATTTTTGCTTCTGGCTTGTATAAAGCCTATGTTGCAGAAATGGGCGTGGAACCAAATATGGAATTGGTCGCCCAACAAATTGTTTTTCTTTATGGAGATGACAATGTCTTCTCCGTTGATGAAGAATTTAGATTGATGTGTGATAAGGAATTTCTTGAGGCCCATTTGAACACTTATGGTTTAAAGCTCAAATTCTTTTATGGAGGTTTGGATGCAGACTTGTCTGTTCTAAGCTTTCTAGGAGCACACTTCAAAAAACTTAATGGAAACTATTTACCATGCTACGATGTTGAGCGGATTGCCACCACGATGATTTACGAAAAAGATCGTTTAACACTTGGTCAGCACGTACAGAAAGCATTTACGTTAATGGTTATGTCCTATCCCACTGAACACTATAAGGTATTTAAAGGAGCTTACTCTAACCTTGTTAGAAGTTCAGAGGTGCAACGATCCAATGATCCGATATGTCAATCCCACACTTTTTTGGGAGCACCGGAGAACCACCAAATAGAAGCATTTTATTTGGGAGGTGAAGCTGCCGGAGTTGTGGAGAGGTTTAATTTTTCCTTTCCCACCGAAAGCGTCATGGACGTGGACTCTTCCCCACAAACTATACCTCGTTACTCTCATGAAGGGTACGAACCTAATGACTTTGCTGAATTCAATTGGGATGGACCCCAAAAAATTAACATGGATGAACATGAATTTGATTTTCCTGTTGTGGTTCCTCCACTAACTGCAAAGCGTTTAAATAATTTGTTTAGTGAGGATTATCCTCCTAGTGTTTCAGTTGGTTTTCCATACAGACCACCTTTGTATAAACATGGTTCTATGAATGGTGAACCAGTTATGACACCTATTGATTTTGCCAGTGAAGATCCTTGGTTAGAGCTCACTGTAGTTCGAGACTACATGTTTTGGCTCTTCCGATGGAAGCAAAATGATTTATATAAGGAATATCACGAACACTTTTACCGCGATGGAACCTGGATCAAGTTTGATGAGAATTTGGTCCGGAGTTCAATCATGAGAAAACGGCAATGGGAGTTGTTTAAAGACGCTCACTATGCTTATCATAATATGATTTTAGGAAAAACGCCTGA